AGCAACAGCAAATTCAATCAAACGAGAGAAGAGATGCTGTTCGTGCAAGAGAAAACAAATCACTTGCAAGAGAGAGAACTATGAGCGAAATGGCAAAAGAACAAATGAAAAAGGATAAAGAATAATGATTCCTCTTGGATTATACTACGCTGGACTTGCAGGATTAGGTATGGCTGGTAGAGCTGCAAATTCACCACTAGGTCAAACTGCAATTCGAGGTGGGTTAAGAACTTTAAATAAAGTTGGAGACAAAGCTACAAATTTTGGTCAAGGAGTTATTAGTAAGTTATTTGGACAGGGTCCTCAATATGTTGCTAACAGAATAACTGGAACTCCCTTCGTTCCAAAAAATACTGGTTTTTATAAAAATGTTGCTGGTCCAGCTGCGTCTTCTACTTTTGCATCTACGTATTTAGACGACACTAAACCAACAGGTATAGATATTAACAGAGCTTTAGAAGAGGCTGCATATTTTTCAGACCTAAGAAATGAAGGATTTCTTTCTGATGTTAAAATGTATTTTGATGGAGACGCACAGCCAGAAACATTTACAGGAGTCGGAGAACAAATTTTAAATCTTTTTAAAGGTTCAGAAATTTCTAAAGGAAAATAATTTTAAGTAAAAGGAGATAATAATGGTAGACGAAATTAAATTTACACCAAGTAAAAAACCAAAAAAACCAAACAAAAAGGCTATGGTTCAAGACTTTATAAAATACTTTAAAAAAAGAAAAGACAAAAGTAAAGCCTACAAAGAGGCTGTAAAAAAATATGATTTAGACCAGAAAACAGCAGAAGCATTACAAAAGGTAATAAATAATCCAGCAAATTTAAATGCACCCTCATCATTAGTTAGTAAAGTCAAAATTGGTACTGGTGTTGCAGGATTAGGAGGAGCAGGAAAAGTAGCTTATGATGTTGCAACTAAAGAATTTCCAGATGCACCTACTTACAAAAAAGGTGGAATAGTCAAAAAAAGAGCTAATAAATCTAAAACAAATTCTAAATCTGTTGCAAAAAAGTATTTTAAAGGTACATTCTAGTTTGTGGAATTAACAAAATTTATCAAACACATTCTAACTAAAATAGATAACGAAGTCGAAAGTAATAAAACTGCTTTTGCTGAAGGCAAAATTATCTTAGATAATTATCAAAAGACTGTTGGGCAGGTAAATGGATTGTTGATTGCAAAGGAAATAATTAAACAAACAGCAGGAAATTTAGAGGAATTTGATGAGTAGTACAACATTCAAACTAAGAGAAGTCGCACTTAAAAACGACAATTATCCAAAGCCAACTGGATATAGAATTTTAATTAAAACATTAGACATATCTAATAAAACTAATAGTGGTATTTACTTACCAGATAGCTCAGTGCAAGACCACAGAGCAGTTGCCTCAATTGGTAGAGTTATTGCCATGGGTCCAGACGCATACAGTAGAGATGATATGTCTGAGCCTTGGTGTTATGTAAATGATTATGTTATGTTTGGAAAGTATGCTGGACACCGTTTTAAATACGGTGAAGTAGAACTCCGAATTATGAACGATGACGAGATTCTGGGATTAGTCCCAGATGTAAGTGAAATAAGTTAATTCACTTTTATCAACTAGCTACATTTTTGTAGCGTACAATCCTTAGGAGAAACCTATGCAAATAGTACACGACACTTTGGCAAAAAAAAAGCCAATGGAAGTTGTTGAAAAAGACGGTCAGGAAACACTAAAAAATTTTAATGCAGATGAAGCATTAGATAATTTAGAGTCAGTTGAACAAGTCGAAACAACACAAGAAAATGTTGAGGAAACTCAGCAAACGGAAGAACCAGAAGAAGTTAGAGAAGTTCAGGCAACTGAAGAAACAGACGAACCTGAAGAGGCAAGTCCAAAAAAGAAATCTAGACTTCAAAGACGAATAGATGAGCTTGTAAGAGAGAGAGCTGCTGCAACCGAAGATAGAAATAAACTCTATGGTCAAGTGCAACAGTTAAGTCAAGAGTTACAATCTAAGACAGCTCTTAACAAGGATTACTCATCCTTACAAAAAGATTACTATGACTCTCAGATGGAAGCCGCCAATAATTCATTAGTCTCAGCTAGAACAAACTACAAGATGGCTTATGAAGCAGGCGATTCAGATAAGATGTTAGAAGTAGCTGAAAGTATTGCAGATGCAAAAGTAAAGGTTAACTTATTAGAAAACCAGAAGCATATGTTTAAAGACAAAGTTGAAGAGGAGCCAAGGGCACCAATTCAACAATCTGTACAACAACAGGCACCACAACAGCCAATTCAACAACCAGACCCAAGAGCCTTACAATGGGCACAAAAGAATAATTGGTTTGGTGATGATGCAGCTAGAACTGGTGCAGCTTATGCAATTGATGCACAACTGAAGATGGAGGGTTTTAATCCGTCATCTGAGGAATACTATTCAGAATTAGACTTGAGGTTAGGAGAATCATTTTCAGATTTATCTGAAACAGGTACCAAACCCAAACAAGTCGTAGCGAGTGTATCTCGTGCACCATCCGCATCTAATAAAAAGGTAAAGTTATCAAATAGTCAAATCGCAATGGCTAGAAAATTAGGTGTGCCAACTCAAGAATATGCGAAGTTTGTAAGGAATACAAATGACCAATAAAAATATAAAAACGTCTGAAGTGCAGGTATCTAGAGCACATCAGAAACGAAAAGTAACCTATACACCTCCCTCTTATCTGGATGCTCCAAAGCCAAATGATGACGGCATCAAATATCGTTGGCTCCGTGTGAGTATGGGTGGGGAGGATGATGCTCGAAACATATCTAAGCGTAGACGTGAAGGATATGAATTCGTAAGAAAAGAGGAACACCCTGACTACGATGTCCCTGTACATGAATCTGGAAAGTACGCTGGGGTAATAGGAACTGGAGATTTAGTTCTCGCTAAAATACCTGTTGAAATGGCAGAAGCAAAGCAAGAGTATTATGCAAGTAAAACTACAACGCAAACTGCTGCTGTTGACGCTGATATTTTAAAAGAACAACATCCATCCATGCCTGTTACACAAAGGCGTAAAAGTTCTGTATCTTTTGGTAAAAAGAAAGACTCAGAATAAGGAATCAAACGCAGGGTCTAATTATTAATATCATTTAAGGAGAAAAAAAATGGCTAATGTAGACGCTGCTTTCGGAGCAAAACCTGTTAGACATCTTGCTGGTGGTACAATTAGAACCAATGAATACAAGATAGCATCTGGAACATCCTCAAATATTTTTACTGGTGATTTTGTTAAATTACTCGGCACAGGATATATTGATGTTGCAGCAGCTGGAGAGAGAATTCTCGGAGTATTCGCAGGTTGTAAATTTACTAACGCAGCTGGAGAAATAGTATTCGCAAGATACTTCCCAACAGGACAAACAACATTAGGTAGTGGCGATGTCACTGCTCTAATTTATGACGACCCTAATATCGTTTATGCAATTCAATCAGCAGGTTCTGCTGACTTTGCAGATATTGGAAACTTAGCAGACCACGTTGCTGGTGCAGGTAGCACAAGCACAGGACAATCCAACTTTGAAATTTCAGGTACAACTGGAACAGGAACTGCTGGAATGAGAATCCTTGGTTTATATGAAACACCACAAAATGCTTTCGGTACAAACGGTGTGTTAGAGGTAACTGTATTTGAACATGAGTTAGCTGGACACGACCAGGGTACCCCAGGCGTATAGGAATAGGAGAAACAACAGATGGCAATTAACAGAAGTCAACTCGTCAAAGAGTTGGAACCAGGTCTCCACGCCTTATTCGGTTTGGAGTACAAGCGTTGGGAACGTGAACACGCAGAAATATTCACGGAAGAAACATCAGATAGAGCTTTTGAAGAAGAGACTTTACTTACTGGGTTCGGTGCCGCACCAACCAAGTCAGAGGGTTCTTCAATAGAGTTTGATTCTGCCGCAGAACAGTGGACAGCAAGATACGTGCATGAAACAATTGCACTTGCCTTTGCAATCACTGAAGAAGCTGTAGAAGATAATCTATATGATACTCTTTCTAAGAGATATACTGCTGCTTTAGCACGTTCAATGGCTTACACAAAACAAGTGAAAGCTGCTAACGTACTTAACAATGCATTTAGCTCTAGCTTTGTAGGTGGAGATGGTAAGGAGCTTTGTGCTACTGACCACCCAACACTTGCAGCTGGTAATCAATCAAACGAACTAACAACTGCTGCGGATTTATCTGAATCATCTTTAGAAAGTGCAATAATTTCTATTGGCGGTTTTACAGATGACAGAAACATCCCAGTTGCAGTTCAAGCTCGTAAATTGATTATACCAAAAGACTTAGCTTTCACAGCTCAGAGAATTCTGAAAAGTGATTTAAGAGTTGGTACAGCAGATAACGATACAAACGCATTAAGAAGCATGGGAATGCTTCCAGAAGGTTATGCAGTAAATCACTACTTAACTGACACTGATGCGTTCTTTATCTTAACTGATATGACAAACACAGGTCTTAAAATGTTCCAAAGAAGAGCTTTAAAAACTTCTATGGAGCCAGACTTTGAAACAGGAAATATGCGATTTAAAGCGTCTGAAAGATATTCTTTCGGATTCAGTGACTGGAGATGTATCTTCGGTTCACCTGGAGCATAAAGTACAACTAAGGGGGGGTAACCAAACCCCCCTTTTTTCTATTTATTAATAATAAAACAGACTATTTAATAGACGGTATAGAGACTGTTTTATAAATGCCCTATACAGGCAAGGAGAAAAACATGGCTAACACAACATTTAACGGAAAAGTAAGGTCAGAAAATGGCTTTCAACAAATAACAAAAAACAGCACAACTGGTGCTATTTCTGAATCATCATTTAATATTCAAACTTCTGCAACAAGTGGAACAGATAATATTGTTGAATCAGGAACAACTGTAGGAGCTAACAACGCAAGTTTAGGTACCGCAGCAACAATTTTTAACATTACACCAAAGGCACACGGAGCAGGATTTCCTGATGACGCAATTAACACTTTTGTAAATAAAGTTGGTGGTACTATCACTACTAATATTTTAATTGACTTACATGGTGGAGCATCTTCAGGTGGAGCAGCAGGTGACGCAATTGGTACTGCAGCAGCAGCAAGTTGCTACATTGCAGAAATTGACCACTCAGTAAACGGAGTTCCAATGTTAGTGGAGTTTGGATGTACAGAAGTACCTACAGGTGGAGACCCAGATATTAACTTAGATTGTTCAGCTACATCTACAACTGCAGAAGACGTGGGTTTAACTAGTGGAACAAACTTACTTAACAATGGTGACTTAACTTTAGGTTTCTATGCAACTGCTGACGCAGGTGCTGATTTAGCGGCAGCGAAGAAGTTTCTATTTTTAACTGCAGGAGCAGCAACTAATGCGGCTTACACAGCAGGAAAATTATGGATTAGAATAACTGGAATGGCAGTAGACAAAGCTAATGGCTAATACTAATTATGAGTGGGGTGTAAAAACCCCACTTTTTATTAGGAATAAAACAAAAATAAAAATTTGTGAAAAAATATCTTTGTTTATTATTATTATAAGAAATGAAGTTAAAATTATTCTTACAGGAGGAATTAAATGGCAGACGTAGTAACATCACAAATCATTAATGATAATATAGGTGCTAAAAGTATTTTAGTAAAACTTACTAATATATCAGATGGTAGTGGAGAAAGTGCAGTAGCAAAAGTAGATGTTTCTGCTTTACTGGCAGACAGCAATGGAGAGGTTTGCTCTAGAGTTGCAATACAAGAAGTTTATTATGACATTTTTGGAATGAGAGTTGATTTATTGTGGAATGCAACAACTAATGTTAATTGTATAACACTAGGTGCTAATGGAGCATTAACTTCTCAAGGTCACATAGATGTTAAAGAGTTTGGTGGAATTACAAATAATGCTGGTTCTGGTGTTAATGGTGACTTACTATTAACAACTACAGGACACACTGACGGAGACCACTACACAATTGTTTTAAAATTAAGTAAAACATATTAGGATAAATTATGGCAACTTCTGGAACAAGAACATTTACATTAGCTGTTGACCAAATAATTGAGGAAGCATTCTCAAGGATTGGTGGAGAACCCCAAACAGGGAAGGAAGCACAGCAAGGTAGAACGTCTTTAAATCTTTTACTACAAGAGTGGTTAAACAGAAGTGTTCAACTATGGACAATTACCGAGTCAACACAATCCTTAACTTCAGGAACAGCTAATTATACATTAAATACACACACTGTTGATATTGAAGAGGCAGTAATACAAATTACTAATTCTGATTCAACTGTAACTGATTTTCAATTAGAAAGAATAAGTCGTGATGACTATCTAAAAATACCTAATAAATCTGACCAATCTAGACCAAGTCAATACTTTTTAGATAAACAATTAACACCAGTTATATATCTGTATCCAACTCCAGATGACTCTACTCAAGTTTTTAAATACAATGAAAGAAGAAGAATAGAAGATATTACTGCTTCAACAGAAAATATTGATATTCCAGATAGATTTTTACCTTGTGCAATTAGTGGACTTTCTTACTACTTATCTTTAAAAAGACCACAGATTGAAATGCCAAGAAGACAAGAATTAAAAATGCTTTATGAAGAAGAATTTCAAAGAGCAATGCAAGATAACAGGGAAAAAGTAGATTTAATTATAAGACCAGATTTAAGATATAACATATGAAATACGCATC